CAGATTCCCGGCTTCCTGCTGGCGGTGTGGAACAAGATCAAGCAGGTCTTCTCCGGCCCGCTGGCGATCTTCTTCCCCTGGATCGCCGCGGTGGTGCAGGTGGCGGCCGCGATCGAGGCCAATTGGGGCAGGATCACCGCCTTCTTCACCAATGCGGTGGCCACCGTGAAGGGCATCTTCAACGGCCTGCCGAACTGGATGAAGACCATCGGCGGGGCGATGATGCAGGGGCTGATTATGGCCCTCAATCCGGCCTTGCTTGTCTCGCGCCTGCTTTCCATCGCCAAGTCCGGCCTCACCGCCTTCAAGAACTATTTCGGCATCAACTCCCCCTCGCGCGTGTTCATGGCGATGGGCGGGCACATGACGGAGGGGCTTGCGCGCGGGGTGGAGCGCGGGGAGCGCCGGCCGATCCGGGCTATCGGCCGGATGACGGGCGGCGTGGCCGGGCTGGCCGGCGCGGCCGCGCTGGGGGTGGCGCCGGCCGCCGCCCAGGGCGGGCCTGCCGCCGCGATGCCGGCCGGATCGATAGAGATCCACATCCACCAGCAGCCGGGCGAAGATTCCACGGCGCTGGCCCGCCGCGTGGCGGACGAGCTCGAGCGCCGCACAGCCGCCCGCAACAGGAGCGCCTATCGCGATGGCTGACCAGTTGCTTTCCATCGGCATGTTCGTGTTCGGGATCGACCGCACGTCATTTCAGGAGCTGGAGCGTCGCACCAGCTGGAACTGGGGCGCCACGCCGCGCTTCGGCGCGCGCGATGCGCTGCAGTTCACCGGGCCGGGCGAGGACAAGATCACGCTGAACGGCGTGCTCGTGCCCGAAGTGGCCGGCAGCTATTCCGACCTCGAGCGCCTGCGCGAAATGGCCGATAGCGGCGAGGTGCAGGACGTGGTGCTGGGCACCGGCGAAGTGCTGGGCCAGTATGTGATCGTGGCGGTGGACGATCGGGCGCAGAACATCCTGATGGGCGGCCGCGCCCGGCGATACGATTTCGCCGTGGACCTGTTGAGGCACGCGGAATGACCACCGCGAACCGGGCCGGTTTCTCGCTGGTGGTGGACGGGGTGGACTATGCCGAGGTGATCGTGCCCCGCCTGGTCAGCCTGTCCCTGTCGGAGAAGCTGGGGGAGGAGGCGGACACGCTGGATGTGACGATCTCCAACCATGACGGCAAGCTGGCCCCGATCAAGCGCGGCGTGTTCGCCACGCTTTCGCTGGGCTGGGCCGCCGGGGACGAGGTGAAGACCGGCCTGGTGAACAAGGGCCGCTTCAAGGTGGACGAGGTGAGCAAGGAAGGCCCGCCCGACGTGTTGCGGATCCGCGCGCGCTCCGCCGATCTCACCGGCAGCTATCGCAAGCGGAAGGACAAGGGCTGGAAGGACACCACGCTGGGTGCGGTGGTGGAGGAGATCGCCGGGAATAACGGCCTGCAGGCCAAGGTGCATGCCGACCTGGCGGGAATCGCGATCAAGTCTATCGAGCAGGCGGCCAAGAGCGACGCGGCCTTCATCCGGGATCTGGGCGCGCGATACGATGCAATCGCCACGGTGAAGGATCAGACGCTGATCTTCCTGCCGGTAGGCGCGCAGGACAATGCCGGCGGCCAGAGCTTCGACGGCGCCACCCTCACCCGGCGGGACAACAGCCGCTGGCGCTTCGTGATCGCGGATCGGGAGGAGCATGACGGGGCCGAGGCCAAGTGGCACGATCGCAAGGGCGCGAAGAAGAAGACCGTCACCGAAGGTGGCGGCAAGAACCCCAAGCGCATCAAGCGCAGCTTCGGCAGCGAGGACGAGGCGAAGGCGGCGGCCAGGGCGGAGGCGCGCAAGGCCGAGCGCGGCCGGTATGAGTTCGAATACGAAATGGCGCTGGGCGAGCCCGGCATAGAGCCCAACGGCCGCGTCACCCTGGAAGGGTGGGACAGCGAGATAGACGGCGTGAAGTGGCTGGTGAACGAAGCCACCCACACCCTCGACGGCCGGGGCGGGCTGACCAGCTCGATCAGGCTGGTGAGCGTGGAATGAGAAGAAAACCGTTGAGCTGCCGGACTCCCTGTGATTCAAGCGCCGCATGTGTCTGGGCAGGCATGCGGCAATGGAGCGATATATGGCCGAGAAATCTCCGATAGAGTGGACCGATGCGACCTGGAACCCGGTCGCCGGCTGCTCTCTAGCCTCCGCCGGGTGCACCAACTGCTACGCGATGCGCATGGCAGCGCGGCTCGAGGCGATGCGGGTAGAGAAATATCGCGGCCTCACGCGAAAGACCGGCGGCCGCGCGAAATGGACCGGAAAGGTCCGCTGCGATCATTCCGCGCTTTCGGTGCCGTTGAGGTGGCGCCGTCCACGAAAGGTCTTCGTCAATTCGATGTCCGACCTGTTCCACGCGGACGTCCCATTGCGCTTCATTCGCGAAGTGTGGAACGTCATGAAAGCGACGCCGCGGCACGACTATCAGCTGCTCACCAAACGTCCGGAGCGAATGCGCGATGTGCTTTCGCGCGGCGATTTCGAAGTGCTTCCGAACGTGTGGCTGGGAACCAGCGTTGAAAGTCAGGATGTTGTCGAGCGCATCGACGCATTGCGGGAAACCCCGGCGGCCATCCGCTTCATTTCCTTCGAGCCTTTAATAGGCCCGATTTCGAAGGCAAACCTTCACGGGATCGCGTGGGCTATTGTTGGCGGCGAATCCGGGCCGGGCGCCAGGCCCATGGAAGAGCAGTGGGCCATGGATATCATGCACATGTGCCGCGCCCATGGCGCAGCTTTCTTCTTCAAGCAGTGGGGCGGCACCAACAAGAAGGCTACCGGCCGGCGTTTGAGGGGCGAGCTTTATAACGAGATGCCTGGTTATATCTCTGTATGACCCAGCTCGCGCCTTTGTCGATCAGCTTTCGCGCCGCAGGGCTGGGATTGTTGCTCATGCAATAGAGCAGAAAATAATCGTCCATTGATCCTACCGTCAACGCCAGCGGCTCGGAGACGTATGCGAAGAGCTCCGCGAGGCGAGTGCGTTGGAAGGTGGCGACCTCCCTTTTATCCGCGGTTCGCACGGTCTTCTCTTCAACTTCACCGAACAATCCGCCTAATCGGGTGGTCTTGTAGAACTCATCCTCCCAATTTTCCGTGCCGAAGCACTCGAACAGCGCAGCGCGTTTTGACGCATCCAGTCGCTCATGCTTGCGCGCGAGCTGCTGCAGGGCGGCTTTCAGGTTAACCAGGTACCAGACATCAGCCTTCTGCGAGCGGGCGAGTACCTCCAGGGTTTGCCATTTCACTTCCAGACCGTAGGGATCAAGAAACACCAGGGCACGCGGAGGACGGGAACCTCGATCAGCGAGCGACCACGGCGGGCGGCCGAACATGTCCTGGATGAAGCCGTTCGCATCGCCCCGAATGACGGCGGCATCGCGATCGGGATAGCGAGAGATCAGTTCTTCGAGAGCGCTAACGTGCCGCCTGTTGGAATCGCCAAACCGGAAATGATCGAAGGGTGGGTTGATCGACAATGCCCGCGCTGCGCTGCCCGGATATTGCTTCTCGATCGTCCCGACCGGCCGCTGCTCAAGAAGGCCGCCCACTTGCTCCTTCGCCGTCCGTTCGCCTGTTCCAGCGAAGGGATCGACATACCAGAGATCGAAGCGGCCGCCGATCGCGCCGGTGAAAAACTGGCTGTAGGCGCTGATCGCCTCCAGCTTCAGTTCGGTCCATTCGCCCCCGAATTCGTGACGAGCATCAGTCAAAGGATGTCCCCAGCCACCACTTCTCCGCCGCAACCTATCGTCGAATGATCCGCTCATAAAAATGAGGGCGGCCTAAGCCGCCCCCTCGCTGTTACTGGATATCGCAGTCCGAAAGCATCGGCACCCCGACGACTTCCGAAACGCCTTTGCACAACACCTTGATCTGCTGGCCTTTGGAAAGCGAGGCCGCCTGCGGCTTGCTGGCATCGGACAGCGCGGCCTGCGCGTTCATGAACTCGTTCGAAGTCAGCAACTGGACCACGGGATCGTCCATGAAGTCCAGCTCGATTCCGGCCACCGTGCCACTGACCATCAGCAGCCGCCCGCCATATTGCTGCTGGGCGGCCGCTTCGTTCGCCTGGTAGGCGTTGAACAGCTCTTGCGCGGTGACTTCCATCGGCGGGCCTGCGGGCACCGATTCCTCTTCTGCGATGTCACCACAGGCGGCCAGCAGGACAAAGCCTGCCACAACCATGATCCTCTTCATATTGCCCCCTTTTCTCACAGCGTTCTGCCTAGAATTTCGGCCAGCTTCGCCACAGCAAAGCCCTTGGTGAACTGCATCTTAGCGCTGCCGAAGCCAGTGCCGTAGATTGTCAGCTCGGCGTCCAGATCGAAAGTCCCGGAATTCTCGATCGTGAAGGCGCTTATGGAGCGCAGCGGGATCGTCGTGAATTCGATCTTTCGGCCGGTGAGGCCCTGCTTGTTCACTACGATGATCCGCTTCGACGTGAATACCGCGCCGTCGCGTATGCCCTTTGTGGCGAGCAGAGGCTCTTCACCCTCGATCAGCAACGGCCGCACCAGCTCCAGTGTCTCTCCGCCGTTTCGCTCGTCACCAAGATAGAGCTGCTGAAACAACACTTCGGACATCTTCCCCCCTTTCGACGTTCCCCTACATTCGGTGGATCAGTTCCCCTTCCCAAGGCCGCCCGGCGGAATATCGATCTTGGTGAGCCTCCACCCCAGCCCCTCGCGCTCGAACACCAGCCCCGGAACCTTGTCGGTTTCCTTGAGCTGGGGCTTCGCAACGAACTTGCTGAAGCCTTTGCGCTCTATCGTCCATTCCGGCTGCTCGGTCGGTTCAGCGACAGGCTGTCCCTGCGCCTGGAACTTGCCCTGCTTGATCATCGCCTCCATGCCCTGCGGACTGACCAGGCCATCAATCATGCCATCCAGCATGCCCATCGCGAGCATGCCGCCCAGGGCCGCGAATCCGTTCTCCTCCTTTTGCATTTCCACCATGAGGTGGGCGCGGAAATCAGCCTTCAAGGATTCCCGCACCGACGGGAAATCGATCCGGTCCTCCAATGCGTCCGCATCGCCCTCGAGCGCCGCCGCCTGCAGCTGCTGCATGGCGTATCCGGGTGACAGGAAATACCAACCGACACATGCCGCGAGCACCAGGGCCAGCAGCCCACCGATAATGATCTTCTTGTTCATTTGCCCCTTCCCCCTTCTTCGACGTTTTCCCCTACGTCTTCTTCACGATCGCCACCACGCGGCCGATGATCGTCATTTCCCCGTCATAGGCGGTATCATCGGGCACATCCCGATTGGATGAAATAAGGATCATCCCGTTTCCGTCCTTCGTGGGGCGCAGGCGCTTAATCGAGCCCATGCCGCCGATCTCGATGGCCCACAGCTTGTCGGCAAAGCGCGGGGTGCGGTCGAAGGTGTCGATCAGTACGATGTCGCGGTCGTTGATGGTGGGCTCCATCGAATCGCCGATACCCGTCGCGAAGAAGACATACTCCAGCGGCGAATCTGTGAACTGCCGCAGCCAGGCGCGCGAGAAGGTGCGTTTCTGCCCTGTGACCGGCACATCGTGAATGAAGCTGGCGCCCAGCCCGTATCTCACATCGAATTCATTGACCTCGGCAAGATCCGGCGTGGCCTGGGGCGGCCCGCGATATTCCTGTTGGCGATCATTTAGTCCCTCGACCGGCTTGGGATCATCGGTTTCGCCGGTCAGGTATTCGGGCGAGGTCTTCAAAAAGCGTGCCATTTGATAGAGCTTCGGTGTTTCGGACGTTTCTCCGATCACCATCTTGCTCACGGCCTGCGGCGAAACGCGGATGGCCCGCGCGAGAGCCGCTTGCGATTCCCCAAGCGCCTCCAGGCGCTCCCTGATCCGATCACCGATTAACACGGCGCGCAGTGTCGCAACTTTGGTTGCTGCCGGACAGTCAAATCTAGTTGTTGACTTGTGGCAACTTTGGTTGATATAGCATCCCGTATGGTTGATGACCTCACTCCTTTCGAAGCCCTGAAGAAGGCGATCGATGTTCTTGGCTCGCAGGCTGAACTGGCGCGAATCTGCAAGGTGTCGACAACGGCCGTCTGGAAGTGGCTGCAGTCGTCGAAGCGCCTTCCTGCGGAGCATATCCTGGCGGTGGAAGCGGCGACCGGTATCTCCCGCCACGTTCTCCGGCCGGACATCCACCCACGCAATTACCCCCCTGCCCCCGATGCGCGCTGGACCGGCGTCGATCGCCGCGCGGGAGCTTCGGCATGAACACGACCTTCAAAGGCGACCCGAGCCTGCGCGTCTCCACATTCATCCAGCGCGCAGGCCCCCTGGGGCCGGGCGGCACGCCCCATCTGCCCGATGGAACCGCCCGGCCCCCTTTCGCCTATCGCGAGCCCCACACCCCGTCACCGGGAGGATTCCGCGACCTTTCCCCC